GACATATAATGTAAGGGCAGTCCAAAAAATAATTTCAAGTGCGTAATTGGTCATCTGCGTTTTTGTGAATTCTTATCCCTGACTTCAAAGATAGTATACTTGAAAGTACAGGTTGCTGAGAAGTATTCATTATCACCACCAGTCACATCAAATGATAGCGTTGATAATTCTACTGGGAATAAATCTTTGAACACAACGTCAAAGTTTACTCGGTTGTTATTGTTTAAAACTTGGAGGGTTGCATCAGAAAATCTAGGATCTTGTGATGGATCATCTCTATGGATTGATCTCCATCTACCTCTCTCTGATAACTCCTGAGGAGTACCTAATGCTCTCATCCAGTTATGGAGCTCCATATAGTTTCTAAGATCTTCATCCACAATAAATGTGATGGTAAGATCTCCATACCGCATGTTACCTTCTACGGGAATGGGGACAAGACCTCTGGTTGGAATGTTAACCTCACCTAAAG